CGGTCACTGTCTCGCGACGCTGGTGTGCCAATCAATGCCGAGTCGCGCGCCAAGAAAGACTGGCGGACTGGCGTCGGCGAAGGCGGGCTCTGGGCTACCTCGCCGGGAGGGTCCATTGTTGGTGAAGGCTTCGAATTGCTTGTGCTCGACGACCTGTTGAGTGGTCGTGATGAGGCTGAATCCGTCGCGATGCGCGACAAGGTATACGATTGGATCAAGGCCGATGCGTTGACGCGCATGGAGCCCGAGGGCTCGGTGATTGTCTGTGGTACGCGGTACCATGCTGACGATCACATTGGACGTCTAAGCAATGAGGGCGGATGGGAGGAGTATGTTATCCCGGCGATCATTGACGAGGGGGCGGAGGAACGTAGCTACTGGCCCGATCGATGGTCACTAGACCGCCTGCAAGAAATTCGAGCCGAGCTTGGCGGCGAAACTGGTTACGACTGGTGTTCGCTGTACGGTGGAAACCCGCGCGCGCCCGGTGAGCGCATCTTTGGCGACGCGGTTTTTACCGATTCGTTGCCTACGCTGATGCGCATCGGGATCGGCGTGGACTTCGCGTACACAACAGCCAAGTCGTCTGACTACTCGGCTGCGGTGGTCGTGGGCGAGAGTGGTGGATTGTTCGTGGTGCTCGACGTGCTGCGCGTGAAGTGCCAAGAGGCCGAGTTCCGCGCGCGCGTAGGAGCGATGTGTGAGCACTGGGGGGCGCAGTTCGTCACCGGATACATTGCAGCGACCGAGCAGCCTAACATCGACCTGTTGCAGGTTGGCGGCGTTCCGGCGTTCGGTCGGAGGGCGGTCAGCGACAAGAAAACCAGGGCGTTGCCAACTGCGGCCGGATGGAACACGGGGCGCATTCGGGTGCGCGCTGGGCAGCCGTGGGTGCGAGATTTCGTGGCCGAGGTGCAGGGATTTACCGGCTCAGATCGCCATGATGACCAAGTTGACGCGCTGTCGGCCGTGTACGATGCGATGTTCGTTGGGGCCGGAGCAGACTGGGATTTCATTGAGCGACTTGCCTCTGTTGCGCCAAAACCACACGCTGACTGGATAGGCCCACACGGGTCAATCAACTGACCACGGGATTCGACAATGGGCGTATTTGATTTTTTTAGGCCAAAAACTCCACCGCAAAACGTGCTCGCGCTGCCTGCTCCACGTGATGGTGAGCTGATGCTGACGCGTGGGGAATCGATGGAGAAGCGGGGCGATGGCGTTGGGGTGGCCGCTCCACCGGCTCACGACTACAAGGACCTGCCGCTTTCCGCGCTCGCTCATTGGGCTGTGCCTCAAATCCGCAGCGCGCTCGATCAGCACCAGATGGGTATGTTCCAATCATCGGCGCTATTGATCGAGTCGACGATCGGCGACGGTCGGGTGCAGACCGCGCTGAACGGTCGGCTCAAGGGGATCACGATGCGCCACCCTCACGTCGACGCAGCGCCGTCAGATCGCGGTGGACGATACGCCGAGCTTTGCAAGCGGCTCTGGGGCGACATCCTCCACGATGAGTTGATGGACCAGGTATGGACGTGGTGCGTCATGAGCGGCTGGAACCTCTGCGAGATCCGCTGGGAAATGCGACGCGTGTGTGGTTTGCCCGCGTGGTGCCCAGAGTACCTCTGGTTTCCTGTGCTTGTTCCGTGGCATCAATTTTACACGTGGTATCACATCGTAGATCGCACATACATGGCAGTGACCGAGGAAGGGGTTATTCCGGTCACACACGGCGACCCGAAATGGTGGCTGATGACGCCGTGGGGCGAGTATCGTGGGTGGCTTCGTGGCGCAGTGCGATCAGTGGCTCCAAATTGGGCCGTTCGTCAGTACGCGCTTCGAGATTGGGCTCGCTTCAGTGAGCAGCATGGACAGCCGCTGAAGCTGCTCAAGCCGCCTGCTCAAGCTGGCGCAGCTGACAAGCAACGAATGATGAATCAGGTAGCTACGATGGGGACCGCAACGACCATTATGCTCCCCCAGCAGACTGGGCCTGACGGAGCATCGTGGCTCTTGGAGCTACTCGAAGCCAAGGACCGCGCATGGGAAGCGTTCCCCGGTCTACTCGACCATTGCGACCGCGAAATCCAGCAGGTGATCCGCGGTACGAATCTCACAAGCGAGGTGCAGGGCGGATCGTATGCAGCGGCACAGGTGCATGCGGACGAGGACTCAGGCTACGCGGACTCGGACGCTCGCAAGTTGTGCGCATCAGTCTCGCATGTGTTCCGGCTGTTTTTGCGGTTCAATTTTGGCGACGATGCCGAAGCCGCTTGCCCGCGATTCCGCCTAGAGGCGCCAGACAAAGCCGATGTGTTAGCGCTCGCACAGTCACAGCAATTTGCGATGACCGTGGCCAAGCAGGCGCGCGAAGAGGGCCTCAAGCTCGACCTGTTTAAGTATTGCGAGCGGTTCTCGATTCCACTGCTCAGCGTTGGCGAGCCGGAGCCGAGTGACGGAGGGGGGAGCAAAGTGGAGACCGACGAAGAGCAATGACCCCCTGGTTCACCTGTCGCACTCTCCCTCAGCCGATCATGATCCGAGGTGCAGAGTTGGATCCATGGGCAAAGCAGCGGCGCACCCTGCATGGACATCCTGAGCATGTAGAGAGTTGTGCGGAATGTCGCGACCTGACGAACATCCAAGCGGCTTGGGTGGATCCTGAAGCGACAGTGCAGATTTACCCGGCGAAATAGGCCTCTGGACGATTTCTGTTGCGCGGAAAATGATTCCGTGCACGTTAGGGCGCTAGGACATTTATTGTCACAGCACCAATGATCGTACGTGAATTCTCCAACGCCTACGCCATCACCGCCGGACCAGATCCGGTGCGAGAGGGCACGGTTGGGCTCTGGTTCACTGCCGCTGGTACAGCGACCGTCACGACCAAATCAGGTGACGTTGTTACGGTTGGCGGCGTCGTCGGAAGTTGCTTCCGCTGCCCGATCAAACTTGTTACCGCGGTTGGTGGCGGCGCATCGCTCCTGGGGTTGCTCGGATCATGAGCAAGCGCGGTCGAGGTAGGCCCAACGGGCAAAAGAGTCGCGCGACTGGCGTCGCTGTTCTCCCCGGCACCACTCAGCGTCAGTCACGCGACCCTATCCAGCCGGTCAATTCTGCACCGGGAAAGCTATCTCGGTGCGTGGCGATTGACGGGGTAATTGGCGAAAAGAAAGCCACGTGCGCTCACGTGCGAGACGCGCTCGCCGTGCTCGGCAAGGGTGATCTTACCATCGACCTCAATTCAGAGGGCGGCGCAATCACCGAGGGTGTTGCAATCTATCACGCGATCCGGAAGCACGACGGCAAAGTGACGGTCCGCGTGACTGGTCTTGCCGCATCGATGGGCTCGGTGATTTTGCAGGCCGGAGACCATCGCACGATCGCACAAGGCGCCTACGTGATGATTCACAACCCATCGCTAGCTACTGCCGGCGAGAGTGGAGACCTGCGCAAGGGAGCTGACTTGCTCGACAAGATGCGTGATGACCTGCTCGATATCTACGAGGCGAGAACTGGTCTCGCTCGCGACAAGATCGCGAAGATGATGGACGAGGAAACGTGGCTTAACGCCGACGAGGCAAAGAAGCTTGGTTTCGTCGATGAGATCGAGGACGCGGAAGCGAAGATCGAACTTCGCGCCGTTGCGCAACTCGACAAGTACAGGCGCACACCTGACGCGCTGAAGACTCGGGCCTCACAGGCCGCAGCAAAGGAAAACAAAATGGACGAAGAAGAAGCAAAGGCGCTGCGTGCTGAACTCGCGGCCCTGAAGGCTGAAAACGAAAAGCTCAAGGCGAAAAACGAGGAAGGCGAGGAAGAGGAGTCCGAGAAAGAGGACGCCGGAGACGACGAGCCTCACTCCAAGGACGATGACGAGGAGACCGCCGAGGACAAGGCAGCCGCACAGGCAGCCGAGATCGGCGCCCTGGTTGCGCGTGGATATATTGTTCCAGCTGACAAGGCAGCCGCCATCAAGATGAGCCCCAGGGCTTTCGCTCGCTACAGTGAGCGGTTGATGAAGTTGGGCCCGATTGTTCCAGTCGGTAAAATCAATCCCGCAGGCAAGGTCCCCACTGCCGGCAAGGAGCCAGAGGGTGAGACCGAATCTCCGGCAACCGAATCAGAGCGCGCGTACATGAAGGCAAGCGGCAAGTCGCTCGCTCAAGTCCGCGAGCTTAGCAAGCTCCCTAAGTCCCAAGTCAACCAAGTCGTCTACGACTTCGGCACCCGAAAGGCGGTCGTCTAATGGCCCTCACAACTGCGCGCAATACGCCGCGCCGCATGGATCACACCTACGTTGATTCGATTTACCTTCCACAGGCCACGTCGACGACTCTGTTTGTTGGCGGACTCGCTTGCCTGAACGCTGGCGGGTATCTGGTCCCCGGAGCAACGGCAACCACGCTGACCGCGGTTGGTGTGATCGGTGAGCAACCTCATTTGCGACCCGCCGATCGCTACACGAACAGCGGTAGCAACGGTGCACAGTCTCTGACTGTTCAGCGCGGAACGTTCAAGCTAAACAACCAATCTGACGATCTGCTAACGGTCGCAGAGGTGCTCAAGGTTTGTTACGTGACCGACGACGAAACGGTGTGCAAGACCGGCACCGGCAAGAGCATCGCTGGTCAATTCCTCGGGCTCGACACTGACGGTGGAGCATGGGTTCACGTTGGCGCAACTCCCGCCGGACTCGTTGGCGGCATTGGCCCCACTGGCCCAACCGGACCCACTGGACCCACCGGCCCGTAACGCGGAGACATTCACGACCATGGAAATCACAGCAGCAAATCTCGATCTTCTGTTCCGCGATGTCTCGCAGAACTTCCAATCGGCGCTTACCAAAACGCCGGTCATTTACCCGGAAATCTCCACCACGCTCCCCATGGGAACGCGAGAGATGACGCAAGCATTCATCGATCGCATTCCGCAGATGCGAAAGTGGCTCGGCCCACGCGTGATCAATAACATCATCGCGCGCAGCCGTACCATTCTCGCCGAGCCCTACGAGGACACGGTGAGTTTGCCGCGCTACGACGTAGAGGACGACCTAGTTGGTCTCTTCATGAGCGGTACCATACCGATGGTTGGCGAGGCCGGAGCGAAGTGGCCTGACGGTCTCATTGCTCAGTACATCATCAGCCAAGCAGCGAGCGTGAACGGCTACGACGGTGTGCCGAACTACTCGGCGGCGCATCCAATCTTGGCTGGCGTCGATGGCATTGCACCGGTTGGAGCCCCTGCCACCCAGAGCAACTTTTTGGCATCAACTGCCCTCACCTGGGACAACGTGGCGAAAGCAATTTCGGTCATGGAGTCATGGGTCGGCGTAGACGGCGCGCCCATGGGCACCACGCCAAACGTGCTGATGGTTCCTCCCCAGCTGCGCACGCGAGCTGAGCAAATCATCATGACTCAGTGGCGTTCAGGCATCGAGAGCAACGTCGCGGCTCCTCAGGAAAACACCCTGAAGTCTCGCGGAATCAAGGTTCTCGTGAACCCCTGGTTGCGCTCACTCGCTGACGACAGCGGAACCAACGGCATGTGGTTCTTGCTCGACACTTCGCGCGGAATCAAGCCGTTTGCGTTCTACCAACGCCAACCGGTGAAGATGACCGCGCTTGTGGCTCCCACGGATCCGAACGTGTTCATGAACAATCAATTCATTTGGGGCATCGACTCACGCGGCGCCGCATCTGAAACCGTGTGGTGGCTGTCACTGGCCGCAACGAGCGCCGCTTCTTACGGTGCATTCTGAGGTGAAATTTGGCTGCATATGCGACGCTCAACGATCTCGAAAACGCGGGACTTCCGCCGGGAGCAATCTCCGGCCTGGACAACATTGTCCAGAGTTCCGCGCTCGAGCGCGCGTCGCGTATCGCTGACACCTACTTGCGCGATCGGTACAAGCTTCCACTCACTGCTCCATATGACCCAGCTCTCGTTGACGCCGTCGTGCAGATCGCGTGCTGGCAGCTCATGCGGCGCCGTGGCTTCGATCCGAATACCGCTGGAGACGCTGTTATCCGAATGGGCTACGAGGACGCGATCGGACTCCTTAAGCGCATCGCCAACGGGCAGGCGTTGCTTGACGTCTCACAAGCTTCCCCTGGCTACGATGAGCCGCAGGTCATCACGTCGCCATCGCGCGGTTACGCGCCTGGCTATGCCCCACTTGGGCCAAATGACGGAGGGCTTTGAGATGCCTCTGACTGGTGATTGGGGACGGCTCCAAGCGACTGTGCGCGCGATGCGCAAGCTCGCTGAAGTGCCCTCACGTGCATCGGCACTTGCGGCCAAGGAAATCAAGCGCGAGATTGACAAGTCATTCAGCGCGAACACTGACCCATACGGGCACAAGTGGGAAGCGCACGCTTCGTCCACCGTGCGACGATGGGGAAAGCATCCTCTGCTTCGTCTCACCGGAGCTGGAAAGCGCGCCATCAGCGTGCGTGCTCTGCCTGGCGCTGGCATCGCAATCGAATCACCCGACGAGGGCTTGGCCTTCGCGCAGGGCGGCACAGTCAATGAGCCAAAGCGGCGTTTTCTCCCTGAGAACCAACTGCCTGCGACCTGGAATCGCGCCATTGAGCGAGCTGTCACGGTATCGATGAAGGAGGTCACGCGTGGGACTCTCTGATGTGGCCGAAGGTCTTCGAACAGCGCTCGCTGCTCGCGAGTGTCCGGCAAGCGTGTGGGTGGGTGAGCAATACCTCTCTGACCACGCGGACTATCTGCGCGTGGTACTCGTGCCTACCAGCGACCAATACGGACCGCGCGATGCTGTCACGTACTCTGGCGAGCGTCTGAATCCGCGCGCGCTCATGACTCGCGACACCGTGTGCGACGCCTATTTGTGGGCCGGCTGCGCGTCTCCAGAGACAGAGGCAGATCCGGTCGATGCGGACTATCGCATCATGGATGCTCTCATCAATTGCGTACTCGCGTGCATTCACGGAATCGCGCTGGGTGTGCACACGATTGCCGGCGGCGAATACGTCGGCGGCAAGGCGATCCACGTGCGCCGAGGGCTCCAATACAAGCTCACGCTTGGGATCGCGTGTCCCATCGTCGACACCAAATTCCCCACGGGACTCACGTGGACCCCAGAGCGACTTGGCGCTGACATCAACATCAACGGGGCGCTCTCCGCGGAAGCGGACACGACTCTTGTCAATTTCGAAATCGAGGAAGCCGCGGAATAGCGGAGAGGAAATCTCATGGTCGCACCCATCCCCAACACCTCATTCAGTTTCCCAAACAATGGACTTGGCAACGTTTCGCCGAGCCCGGCGAATGTAATTGCAATCGTTGGCCCAACATCAGCTGGCACAGCTGCCACCCCTCGCGCGATCGGCGGCTCACCGGCAAATGTGGTGAGCGGGTTCGGTTACGGTCCGGCAGCATCGCTTGCAGCGGCTCTCATTGAGGGCGGCGGAAATGTCGTGCTAACAAAGGCCACTCACACCGCCGCGACTCCTGGCTCTGTCACAAAGACCGGCGCAGGCACAAGCACGATGACGGTGACCGGATCGCCTTTCGATCGCTACGACATTGTTGTGACGACGACCCGGAGCGGAACCGTTGGTGTTGACCTCACCGGAGCGGTGACGATCTCACTCGACGGTGGGCGCACAACGAGCAAAGAAATCTCTGTCCCGATTTCTGGTGTAGTGTCCACGCTTGCCACTACCACGGGGCTCACATTCACTTTCGACGACGGAACCGGCACCGAAGAATTGGTGGCCGGAACAACGTACACGCTCAACGTTCCAGCTCCCACACTCAGCGCGGCAAATGTCGTGACCGCGCTGGAGGCGCTAAAAAACAGCATTGAGAGCTACTCGCTCATCTACGTTACTGGCGCCTTCGACGCTTCGGATGTGGCCACCATCGCAGCCGAGGTTGCCGCGATCGTCGCCAAGAAGCGCTTCGTTCGTGTGATCATGGAGAGCGAGGATGTATCTGGAGCTGACACCGAGGCGGAATGGGCTGCGGACTTGGCGACTGACTTTGTTGCATCTAGCTCCGACCTCGTGACGGTAGCCGCTGGGTACATCGGCGTGCGCGATCCGCTCACGAAGGCGAACCTGTGGCGCTCCGTTGGGTGGCCAGCGATCATTCGCGCTGCTCAGGTGGCTGTGCATCGCGATTTGGCAGCCGTTGAGGACGGTCCGATTGCCGCTCTCGCTGGCGGTCCCGCTCTGCTCGGCACCCCGGCGCCTGGCAAATTCGTACATGATGAGGATTTCAATCCGCTGCTGAATCAGCATCGATTCCTCACGATTCGAAGCTTCCCGGGTCTGCCTGGCTACTACGTCACGAATCCCAACGTGCTCAGCGGGCCGACGTCCGACTACGACCTGCTCCAGTACGGTCGCATTGCAGACGAAGCAGCGCGACTCACAAACATCTACTTCACTCAGAAGCTGTCGCGTGACACGTTTCTCGATCCGACCACTGGGAAAATCCTGGAGTCGGAAGCCAAGGGATGGGAGCAGGGCAACGACCAAGCTCTACTTCCGCTCATCACCGGCAAGAGCGTTTCGGCGCTCGCTACCTCGGTGGATCGCACCCCGACCGGTCGAACCGTAAACGTGACCGTGCGTTTCGTTCCGAAATTTTATCCCAAGGAATTTGCGATCACGATCGCGTTCGTCACCACCCTGGCCGCCACTGCCTGATAGGAGAAAAACATGGCATTTTCGCTTCCATTTCCGCTCATCAACGGCGTGCGCCACAGCTGGTCAAGCATCTCCTGGGAGATTGCCGGGCTTGCGATTGCCGGTGTCACGTCCATCAATTACGAGGCGACTTTGGAGCCTGGCGTGGTCTACGCCGGAGGGCCGTTGCCTATCGCGACAACGACCGGCGTCGGTAGCTACACAGCAGACATTGAGCTTCTTTTGGCCGAATTCCATCAAGTGCAAGCTGCGCTTGGTCCAGCGTTTTTCACATCGGTTTTCGATGTGAAAGTGAGCTATTCCGACGAGGGCTACACAGCAGCCGGAGTTCCGGTTATCATCGACACGATTCAGCGCGCGCGCATTTCTAAGGTCAGCGCTGGCGCGCAGAAACAGAGCGGTGACCCAATCACACGCAAGTGCACGCTGGTCCCGCTTGGAATGCTGTTCAATGGCGTCAACCCGATGCCGAACCAGCCAAGCTTTAGCATCGGCGGGGTCGCTGGCGCTGCAAGCGGTATCGTTCAGCGGCTCAATCTCTGAGCCGGTTTTGAAGGGAGAATCGAGTGGAGCAAATTGAAGAATTGAGTGAGGACATCTTACCGCCTGGTGTACGGGCTGAGCTGGAGTCGAAGTGCCAACGCGAGGTCATTGCAATCGAGATCCGAAAAAAGGTCTTCGCGTTTCGCCCTCCGAATCGAGCGGAAAACAAGCGCTTTCAGGACTTGAGCGCTCGACCAGGAGCAGACAAGACCGCGGAGTCAGAGCGACTCATGCTCACGTGCTGCGTGTATCCGTCGGTGGACGAACTCAAGGAGCACTTCGACTTGTGGCCGATGGCCATCGGATCGTCATCTCTCGCATTCGCCAGAGCTTGCGGATTGGATATCGACGCACTGGGAAAATGATGCAGCGGTTGGAGAGTGACCTCGTTTTCGCTGGTCGCTGCTACCACTCGCTATTTCTGGGCGAGGATACCGACGAGGCAGAGTGCGCAGCGCGTCACACCGCTGAAATGCACGGTCTAATCAAGGCGTTCATCACTTCGCCTCCCAAGGGGGGCGCGTGAATTTTCGCATTGGGATTTCCAGCAACGTCAAGGACACGGCCACGCAAGACGCCGACGCCTTGGCGAAGCTGGAGAAGCAGTTGCGCAAGGACGAGAACGCGCTTGCTGTGATGGAAAAGCAGATGCGCGCGCTCAACAAGGCGAGCGTCGTGGACATCGCGACGGCCAAGCAGCTTGACGCGGCAATCAAGAGCCAGCGGGACAAAGTCGCCGGGCTCACGCAGACGATGGTCGGCTACGGTCAGCAAGGTCTCGACGTGGTGACCGAGAAGCAAGAGGGGCTCACGAAGGCGCTTGAGGGGCTCGCCAATCGCGCCGGTCCATTGGGTGACGTGTTGACCAAGCTTGGTCCTGTCGGGCTCGCAGCGGCGGCGGGAATCGGAGCAATCGCGATTGCCGCGGGAGTTGCAACGGCTGCGCTTGGCAAGCTCATCCAGGTGGGCTCGGAGATGAGCGAAAAGAAGCTCGACAACGTCAACATGCTGGAAACGCTGTTTCGCTCGCAGAAGGCAGCTGAGCACACCTACGACGTGATCGTGGACGTGACCAAGCGCGTAGCTATCTCGCAGGATCGCGCGCTGGATGTGGCCGACGCGATGGCTAAGTCCGGCGTAGTGTCCGGTGATGCGATGGTGAGAGCAGTAGAGTCAGTCGGAAAGGCCGAGGCTGCTCGCAAGGGCGCTGGTCAAGCCATTCAGGGTATCATGGAACGTGCAGAGCGTGCGCGGTCTATGGGGTGGGCACAGGCCGGGTTCAGCGTATCGCGCGACGAGTTGCGCCAAGCTGGGCTCACATATGCGGACCTGGCCAAGACTCTTGCGAAGCAAACTGGCCGCGGTGTCCAAGAAGCGGCGACCGCGCTCATGCACGGACGCGTATCCGTTGCCGCAGGGCTAGATGCGCTAAACGCCACAATCGACGAGAAGCTGGGTCCGCTCGCCGAGAAGAAATTCTACACGCTTGGCGCGGCTCTCCAGCGCATGCGTGACCGCATCGGTGGGCTGTTTGCGCGCATGGATCTCGGTCCAATCGCTCGCGCATTCGATCAACTGGGGCACATGTTCGACGAGTCGACAGTGACCGGACAAGCTCTCCAGGAGATCATGCAGATGATTTTCAAGTCGACCGGCGAAGCAATCGAAGGCGCTGTGCCCAAGATTCAAGCGTTCGTGGATGAGGTGATTTTGGCTGGGCTCAAGGCCTACAACGGGCTGTATCCGATCCGTCGACGCTTTGCAGAGCTTGCTGACTTTGTCGAGCAGAACGCCGTGCCGATCATGATTGGAGCGCTCGCGATGCTTACGCCGGCGATCTGGTCAGCGGCTACGGCAATGGCCTCGTTTGCTGCGTCCGTGCTCTTGGCTGTTGGCCCGTGGGTTGCTCTCGGTGTTGCTGTTGCTGGGTTCGCAAAGCTCATGATGTGGACATGGGAGACCGCGTCCAACATCGATTGGGGATACATTGGCGACCAAATCAAAGCAGCGTTTTCTGACGCCTTCAAGTGGGTCACTGATGCCGCCTCGAAGGCTTGGGAAACGGTCAAGTCTATTTTCAGCGCTGGAGGTAAGGTTGGCCCGTCGTCAAGCGGCGCGGCTGCATTGGCTGGGTTTTCCGCTGGTGGGTACACCGGAGACGCGGGGCGCAGTGATGTAGCCGGCGTGGTTCACGGACAAGAATACGTGATGCCGGCCGACGCAACGAAGCGGATCGGTCGCGAGAACCTTGACGCAATGCGCGCTGGACAGAGCTACGCCACGCCAGCCGCCACTGCGTCTTCAATCACAAACAACTCTCGCGCATCGAACGCAACGATCACGTTTGCCGAAGGCTCTATCGTGATCAACGGGGCGAGCAACGCGGAGCAACTGCGCACGGAATTGCCGCGCGTTCTCGCTGATGTATTCGAGCAATTGGGACTCACTCTCGGGACGGAGGCGGTGGCGTAAATGCCGCAGTTTACCGAGTCTCCGCTGATTCAGCCCGGCGCCTGGGACGTGCTCATTGCTGCTGGAAAGTCGCACCCAGGTACATTCGTGCTCAGCGACGATGCTGGGCATCGACTCTACAAATGGGACGTGCGCGACGCTCCAGCTGCTCAGGGCGCGATCATGACCTATCGCGGATGGCGACCAACGCTCGACATTCAGGGCACGTTCAAATTCTGGGAAGAGCCACAGGTCGAGGACTTTTTCAAAAACTACCTGCCGATTTGGACGCTTGATGCGCGCAAATTCGCGGTGAAGCCGGTGGAAGTATACCACCCGGCGCTAGCGGCAAATGACGTGACCAAGCTGGTGCCTGTGCAGATCGGGAGCTTGTCCGGAAACTCGCGTGCTGGATGGTCCATCAAGTGCAAGTGGCACGAATACAGGCCGGCAAAAATCATCCTCCCCAAGACGCCTGAGGGGGCAACTACACGGCTCGGACAGCCAACCCCGCAGACCGAGACTCAGCGGCAAATCCAAGGGCAACTCGCGCTCGCTAGGCGGCCCGTATGAGCGCGACGCTGAACGGTCTCCAGTGCGCGTCAGCGCGGCTCACCCTCCCGCTCTACGGGGCGTGGATTGCTGACATGGAGATTGCCGCAGCGGAGGATGCGCCGTCCGGACGATGCTCTCTCGTGATTGGCGATATGACTTTGAGCGGGACCGTTTTTCGGTCCATCGAGCACGCCGGCAACACTCGAGTGCGCGTGGTCGGTGGAGCTGGGAAATGGGGCAAGGCGGTGGCTCCGCGGGGCTACAAATCGCCAGCCGGTCTCCAGCTGGCCCCCATCCTACAGGACGCGGCTCGCGACGCTGGCGAGGCGCTGGGGGCCATTCCGGCGCAGTCGGTTGGGTCGTGGTATTCACGACGGCGCGGAGCCGCATCCCAGGTGTTCGCCCTGCTACCAAGTGGGACAAGCTGGTGGGTCGACGATGCGGGCGTGACTCAGGTGGGAGCGCGCTCTACCGGTACCATCTCGACGCCTCTGGACGTGATGAGCTGCGACGGGTTCGCCGGCGTGGCCACGATTGCAGCTGATGAGCTGTCACCCATTCGCCCGGGTCGCACGTTGAGTCACCCAACACTGGACTCGGCTCGCGTTATCGATACGGTGATTTGGCACGTGATGTCGACTGAGTTGAGAGGTGAGGTGTGGTTGCAATGATGGGCAGGCTCGCCGAGTCATTCGCGCGCGCAGTCGGCGCCGTGCTCCAGCAATTCCCGTACGCTGGCGCGTACCGGTACACTGTCGTCTCTTGCAATTGGGGTCAGCAGACGTTGAATTTGCGCCCACTGGAGAGCGATCAGCCGGCATTGGAGGGGGTGCGCATGCGCGTTCCTGGCATCCGTCTCGACATTGCCCCTGGCACTGAGGTGCTTGTGAGGTACGAGAGTCTTGATGCTACTCGGCCATTTGTCGCCGATTTTGGCACGTCTCCGTCGTCGGTCCTTCGTGCTGACTTGCTCGGCGGGACTACTCCGATCGCGCTCCAGGGGCACCAAATCCAAATCACACCAGACGGGTTCGCGGCGGGGGCTCCAGTGGCAAGTCTAACGACCGGCACCGTTACGACATCTGCAATCATCGTTGGCACCATCACCGGCGGCTCAGCCACCATCAAGGGGGCATCGTGACCACTGACTATGGACGCGACATCTCGTGCGGGATCAGTCTGGACACGACCATGCGCGAGGTGACCGGAGAGGAGCTGATGCGTCAGGTGATTCTCCGCCGACTCATCACGAGGCGCGGTGGATTACTCTCCGCGCCGTTCGCCGTGACCGTTGATTTGCGTGAGTACATGTCCGGGGATTTCGAGTCTCAGGATAGGCTCATGCACTTGGTGAGAGCTTCGTCGATTGCGGCAATCCAGGACGACCCGCGAGTTCTCTCGGTCGACGTGCGAGTGACAATCACCGGACCGCGCAGCATCGCTGTAGCCGTCAACGGTGTTGGGGCTCGCGGCCCATTCGCGCTCACGCTCGCGGTTAGCTCGCTCACCGTTGAACTTTTGCGCACATCGGAGGCCGCATGACGCTGACATTTGAAGACTTGATGCAGTCAGTTCCTGTCGAGCAGATCGTCCAGGCAACGCTTGATGTCGCGGAAGATCTCGAGCTTCCGGTGACTGCCTGGCAAGAGGGCTCAGCCGCTCGTGAAATCATCTACATCGACGCGACAAACCTTGCCGGTTTCTCCACGTCAATCACGCCAATCGCGCGCGGCGGATTGCTTGACTACGCAGATGGCGACTGGCTCACGCTACTCGCCAAGCAAGTGTTTGACGTGGACAAGATCCTGTCCAGTGCGGCCACGGGCAACATTCGCTTGAATAACGCAGGAGCCGTGCCGTACACGCTAGATCCAGGCGACGTGCGCGTACTCAATGAGACGACGGGCGCAACGTACACAAGCGCAAGCGGCGGCACTCTCACAGCAAGTGGGACTCTTGTTCTCGACTTCGTCGCCGACTCGCCCGGAACTGCCGGCAATTTGGTGAGCACGGACACGCTTAGTCTCATCACAACACTCGACGGAGTCACGCCAGTTTTTGACGCGACACTACTCGGGCAAGACGAGGAGCTTGATCCTGCGCTGAAGCAGCGGTGCCGCGACTCTCGCGGTCGCGCATCGCCGAATGGGCCAGCATCGGCCTACGACTATTTTGCAAAGTCCACCGTGCGCCCCGATGGAACAAATGTAGGCGTCACGCGGACTCGGCGAATCGAGACGAACGCAACAGTGCGCCTTGTCGTCGCCGATGCAGACGGAGAGGTCATTCCTTCGGACGTGGAGTTGATCCAAAGCACGGTTGACCTCAATTGCGTACCGACCGGCTTCACTGCGATCGTGCAGAGCGCGACGCTGAACGGCATTACCATTGCCGTCACGCTAACTCGTTCGCCAACCGCTACCGAGCTACAGGCGACGATTGAGGCGCGTGTCACCGCTGCAATTGCCGAGTATTTCTCGACCATCGGAGTCGGAGGCGACGACGCGGCGAGCTTCCGCGGAGTGTACCTCTCCACGCTTATCACAGTGATTCGCGTCGCAGCCGGCCCAAGCGTGGTCAATGCCGTCATCACATCCCCTGCGGCAGATGTGCCGCTTGCCACCACGGAGGTCCCTGTAGTCAGCTCGACGAGCTACGCATGGGATTGAGCTATGGCAGAGCAACCGCCGATTGAATTCGCCGATCCAGATCTTGGGACTCCGTACCGAGAAGGGATCCTTGCTCTAGCGCCGTCGTGGCTCGTGAGTGACGCGCGATACCTCTACTCGCAAGGGGTCCAGCGCGATGGAATCGCCGAGTGGTTTCGTCTCGGAATTTTGCAGCGCTTCCCGGACTACACGGACGCAAATGGCCTTGCTGCGCTTGGACGCGATCGAGGGATTTTTCGCGGACGAACCGAGACAGACGACGCATACGCCGTACGACTGCGGCAATACATTGCGACGTGGAGACTTGCCGGCAATGCACCAACACTGCTCCGGCAGCTTTGGGCGCTACTTAACGACGGGAGCACAGTGAGAATCCGTTACGTCGTCAATGGCTACGACGGCAACGCGAGCGATGTGACTCAGTTCGCCGACTGGTGGACAATTGACGAGACGGGACTATCAAAAGTGCGCGCTTCCCCGAGCAATTGGGACTGGGACGGCGACTCACTGGGCTACGGAAAACAGGCGAGGTTTTGGCTCATTGTCTACCGCTTAGGGTTCACAATCCCCAAATGGGGCGACGACCCGCCAGGTCTATGGGGGGCGCCCGGATGGTACTGGGGAACTAGTGAGGAGGAAGTAAGCTGGATCCGCGATCTGTACGACGTGGTGAGAGCTTTCCGAGCCGCCGGTTCCGCCCTTGGTCCGTGGCTCGGATTCGGCGGCGGGCTCATCATCGCCGACCCAAATGAGACATCATCGCCTTGGGGCGCAGGCGGACCATTTGACCCGTCATTGCCGCCTGGTTACCCTATGCCTGATGGCGATTTCAACATTCCTGCGAGCCGCCCTAGTGACGGCGCTTTGTACCTCTCCGGATTGTGATCCAACCATGAGCACACCATACACCCCCACGCCTGCACCGTTGCCCGCATCTCTCGACCTGCCACAGGACGGAGTTGACTCGCTCGTTGTCGAGACGGTCAACACCAACACCGCGGCGATTGCCGATGCGGTGGCTCTGGCCGAGGAAAACATTGATGCCCTTGAGGGCGCGGTCGGTAGCGGATTCGGTAGGTTTTTGGTTGGCGTTACGACGTACAGTGTTAACGACTGGCTAACATTCACGGTCGAGGAAGCGACATCGTCTCCGACGCGGACTCCGGTTGGAAAGGGTTCCCATTCTGGCGCAGGAAATGGCGACTACATCTCGCTAGGTACCGGGGGTGATTGCCGAGGATGGTGGCGGGTTTCGATCGAGGCGATGGCTACTACTCCGGGTGATTCAGTCATCGAGAGCATGCCGATTCGCCTTGTCCGGCATGACTCATCAACTGACCCTACGGTAGGCGCCACCACTCTGCGCGACTGGGTCGCTTACAGATACTCGGACAATGATTCATTTTACACCGTTATAAAGGGAGAATACCTATTTGAGGTAACTAGCCCGACAACAAATGTACGGTTGTCTCTCAAAAACATCACAACCATCAAGACCTTTGGCACGGTAATGACGCCACTCGTCACGGTTGAGCAACTCTCAAAGCGACTCTAATGCCTATCCCCGAAACCAGAACCTATCTTGACGGACTGCTCCTGCGCGACGCGGCGGATGTTTCGTACGACAACGCCGAGAGCGGTCTCTCTGCGACCACAATGCAGGCCGCGGTAGACGAGATTGCGGAAAGTTCAGGCGGTGAAGCCCCCCCCACTCTCTACGTCTCCTTGGATGGCGACGACTCCAACGACGGGCTGACGGAAGAGACGGCGATCGCTTCAATGATCGAAGCGCGCTCACGCGTCGGAAATGGCGACGGAGATGTCACGATCAACATCATGACCGCCGGCATCTACGCGATGGACGGCTGGGAGAATCAGCGACGGGGAGCGGGGCGGACGGTCATTCAGTCGCCCATGTCACAGCGTCAGCTCGTAGCTTCGGGGCTCGAAGTCGTGAGCGCAGTGAGCCCTGCACCGACGCCGGCAGGCGACGACTACGCGATCCAGTGGATCACCGTGGACGCGACACTCACGCCCGGCTCACTGCGCGGAATGGTGCTCTATGGCCCCGATGCGGACTTGGACGGGTTGGATCTCAGCATCAACTCAGGACAGCGGTCGATCGTCATCGACAACACAGATGACACGATCACCTGCAAGTCATTTTCGCCTAGCCTGAGCGCGGCCGACCTGATCGATATCGGCTACCCCACGGTGCAGCTCACGAGCAACCACTACCGGCCGCTGTTCGGCGGAAAGTCGATCACCTACGCAGATCAGATGGTGCTCAGTCACGTCGAGATCAACGCTGATGGGATTGAGGGCAGCTCGAGCATCAGCAGCCAGCGCGGAGCATTTTACCTTGAATCCGTCACGCTTGAGCCAGCACGGCACCACAATTTTCTATGGGCCGAATTGCAAGCCGCCGGACTGGGCGCGCGCGGATCGTACGACCCCGAGACTCCGGGTGATCCGCCGAATGATGCCGCGTGCGCGTACGTGCACATTCAATTCTCGCGGGGGATGGCTCACGGCTACCTCGGACGGCTGTACCTGGAGCATGTGGGTTCGGGCACGATCTACGCGACCGATCGCGCGTTCTTTGTTGAGGGCGCAGTCGGCACGATCGCTGAACTGTTGCACACAAATTTGAACGTCAATACTGGCTTTCAGAACTTCGGATCTCTCGACGATTTCGAGTGGTCC